CTGCAACGACCTGACGCCCAAGCCCAGCAAGTTCAGCGTGGCCATTGCTACCCCTGCTGAGTCTGCCCGCACGAACTCCATCAAGAGGGCGAAATGAGCTACCTGTCCCAACTGATCGACAAGCGCCGGGCTGCTGAAGCTGTGCTGTACGGCGTGAACATGGAGATCGCAATGGCTCAAAACCAACGCGAAGACGCCCAGTATTGGCAAGCCCTCCACAACGCTGCCATCAAGGCACGCAAGGCCGATCCTGAAGGCTGTTTCTTTATGGAGCAGGGCGACAAGGATCGTGCAAAGGTGGCTGGCTAATGCGAGTTATCCGCTTCATCAAGTACCTGCTGATTCATCGCTCTTGGTCTAGCGCCAAGTGGATTGATTCATACGACCAACACAAACCTGCACACGGAAAATGACCTACTACAACTACGTATTTTTTATGCCCAAGGTTGCGATCATCAAGATTGGAATTACAGCCAATCCCGATAGAAGACTGCAAGAAATAGGCAGAACTGCTACGAAATTTGGAGAGCAAAAAATTCGCTACATGACAAGCAGAACACTTCCGGGTGTTGCGCGGATTACAGAGACTGAACTACGTAGAAATTGGCGCCACTGGGCGATAGCCGGGCACCTTGAGTGGATAGTTGGCGGACCGCTTGATTTTTCTCGAATTTGTGAAGAGACGGTTGAAGTTCAGAACAAATTTGAGATCGCACTGGGGGTCGCATGATGGTCTATTTGCAACACCCATTAAGCGCCGCTTTCCCCGCAATGAGTACCACCGATTTTCTGGCGCTCAAGGAAAACGTCAAGACAATTGGCGTACAAAATCCAATCACGTTGTTTGGTGGAATGGTGATTGATGGCTGGCATCGCTATACAGCAGCGCAAGAAGTTGGCGCAGAGTGTCCAGCTGTGCTACTCGTCGACATTGATCCACAAGCATTTGTCGTGGCGCAAAACAAAGCGCGGAGGCACATTTCGCAAGGCCAATTGGCCATGGCTGTAGCTTCTGTTTATGAGTGGTCGCCAATCGGAAAACCTGCTAATTCCGCACCCGGTGCGGAATTACAAAAGACTACTAAGCAGCTTGCGGAAATTGCTGGCGTTGGTACTAGGACTATGGAGCAAGCCAAAAAGGTAATTGCTAAAGCCACCCCAGAAGTCCAGGCAAAAGTCAAGGACGGCAAAGTATCGGTTAAGGCAGCAGTTGCTGAACTAACGCCAAAAGCCGCACCAGTTATTGAGCCCGAAGACGACGGCGCTCCAGATGCCGCCGAAATGGCCGCGCTTGCCATGGCTGAACAGTCAGACCGAGAGGCGATGGAAAAGCTACTTGATGCAGATGACAAGTTGGCCACCGCCTACACGGAAATCAAACGCCTGAATGCTGAGCTCGCGCAGATGCGTATATCCCGCGACGGGTACATGAATAAGTGCAATGAAGCGATCGCACTGGTTAAGAAGCGGGATCGACAAATCTCAGCGATGGAACGCGCGCAACGGGAAGCGGTGGCGTAATGAGCGCCGTCATGTCTCGACTGTTCCAGGATGATGCGCCGAACTATGCGAGCGCGACATTCCCAACACCCAGGCCGTTTCAAGTGACAGCGCATGAAGCACTGCGCCAAGGTTTCAAAGAGGGTCACAAAAATCAGTTGATCATGGCTCCGACAGGTGCGGGTAAATCGTACCTTGGACTTCGCATTGCGCATGAAGCGTTGTTGAAGGGTAAGCGGGCTACGTTTGTTTGCGATCGCACTACGCTGATCAACCAGACCAGCAAGGCCGCTGACGGCTACGGGCTTGCAGCGCATGGGATTGTCCAGGCGAACCACTGGCGCAGAAACACAGACATGCTGCTTCAGATTGCCAGCGCTCAAACACTGGCGAAGCGTGAATACTGGCCTCAGTCTGACGTGATCATCATTGATGAAGCCCATACCCAACTCAAGGTATGGACCGAGTTCATCATGCAGACGAAAGCCGCCTGCATTGGCTTATCTGCGACCCCATTCAGCGCCGGGCTTGGCAAGTTGTTCAGTAACTTGATCAACGCGACAACCATGCACGAATTGACGCAATCCGGCGTGCTGGTGCCGATGCGTGTATTCACATGCAAGCGGGCCAACATGGCTGGCGCCGCTACATCCGGTGGGGAATGGACTGACGCCGCCGCCGAAGCGCGCGGGATGGAAATCATTGGCGATGTCGTCACCGAGTGGATCAAGTTCGGAGAGAACCGCAAGACGATTGTTTTCGGCGCAACGATCAAGCACTGCCAGGAAATGGCTAAACAGTTCCTGGACGCCGGAGTGATGGCCGCGGTCTTCACAAGCGAGACAACTGCACCAGAGCGCGAACTTCTTTTGAAGGAATACAGCAAGCGCGATTCAACACTGAGAGTCTTGATCAGCGTGGAAGCTTTGGCTAAAGGCTTTGATGTGCCTGACGTGGGATGTGTGGTCGATTGCCGCCCGCTTCGCAAGTCACTCTCTACCGCAATTCAGATGTGGGGCCGAGGCCTACGGTCAAGTCCCGAGACTGGAAAGGTCGATTGCTTGTTGCTTGACCACTCCGGGAACATCCAGCGCTTTGCCGAGGACTACAGCACGATATTTTTTGACGGACTGGACGCCTTGGACATGGGTGAAAAGCTGGACAAGAAGATCCGCCGGGACGACGAGGAAAAGGAATTGAAGGGATGCCCTTCATGTGGCTACAAGCCTTTTCACAAGCGCTGCATGTCGTGCGGGTTTGAGAAGCAGGATACCGCCCTGGTTGAAGCTGTGCCAGGGGAAATGCAGGAAGTGATGATTGGCAAAAAGAAGCTTGCCGACGATCACCGCCATTTGTGGGAGCAAGTTTGTACTTACGCTCGCGCCCACAGTTCGCCAGATAAACAACCGGGCCGGGCTTGGCATCTGTACCAAAAGATTACGGGCAAGACCCCACCGGGCAGCTACCGTTTTCACGAAACACCAAACGCCGAAATCACGCGCAACGTGCGCAACAAGATTTTGAGCTTGAACATGGCCTACGCCAAAGCGGGGGGCGCATGAGCTTCATTGACTTTGCCTTCGCACATGGCGTTGAAATAGATCCGTCGCGGATCTACCCGAGCGAGAAGATTAAACGCTGCGGCACCACCGACAAACCAAGCGGCACCGCTGGCGCTTACTTTTGGGACGGCGAGCGCGGCTGGGTTTTCAACTGGTCGCAAGAGGCCAAGGTGCAATGGTTCGAGGACAAGAACGCAAAGCCGTGGACCGATGCTGAAAAGGCTGCATGGAAGGCCAAGCGCCAGGCCGGGCAAGTCAATCAGGAGCGCGAGTACCTGAAGGCCGCTGAACGTGCCGCATTGATGTTGCGTGAAGCTGCACCAAGCGAGCACTCCTATTTGACGATCAAGGGATTCAAGGATGCCCAAGGCCTTGTAGCCAAAGATGGCGCATTGCTGATACCTATGCGCAACTTGCTGACTAATGCCTTGCAGGGTATCCAGGTCATTCGCTGGAACGAGCCAGAGCGCAAGTACGAAAAGAAGATGAACCCAGGAATGAAGGCCAAGGGCGCCGTATTCCGCATGGGCGACAAGACTGCACCAGAGACATTCCTGGTCGAAGGCTACGCAACAGGTCTATCTGTGCTTGCCGCGCTGCGCAGCGTGGGTTTGCGGGCTTCTGTACTGGTTTGCTTTAGCGCCGGGAACATGGTCTACATCGCCCCCCAGATCAAGCGTGGGTTTGTCTTTGCTGACAACGATGTATCGGGTACCGGGCAGAAGTCGGCCGAGCAAACAAACATGCCTTGGTGCATGGCTGACGAACCCGGAATGGATGCCAACGACTTGCACATGAAGCATGGACTGATGGCTGTTTGCCAAAAGCTGATGGAGGTCCGGCGAATGCCTATCGCTGCGTAAGCAGCACATGCACTTGAGCGGTGGGACTTTGTTTAACCGCAGCGCTCAAGGAAGACCCCCTACTGTGAGGACAGACAAGGAAGAAGGGGTAAGGGTGGCGAAGCTAGCGCCCGATTGTCGAACGGCTGGCGGGTCTTGTGGCTCCAGGGGAATTGCACAAGTGAAGGATCTAGCAAGGATGGGCTAGGTCCGTCCACCAAAGGAATTAACAGGAAGACAACGGTAGTGGTGACAGTAGATAAGACAGAAGAAGGGTGTTCAGGTTGTGAGTTAGTTGCTACAGATCAGATAGCAACCCTCAGAACCGGAAAAGTGGTTTGCAACACCTGCCCGGCGTGGATGCTGGAGTGCGAAGCGCGGGAATGGTTGCGGCGAATTCGGGCGAAAGGCCCACGGAATCAACAAGAAGGATTTTTGATGATGAAGGACTTGTTTGAATCAATCAAGAAGCGGCGTGGACTTGCTGGCGCTCAGGCGTTGCAGGCTGAAATGCTGGCTATTCGGGGTGGCAAATGACCCTAAAGCTATCAATCCCCCTGCGCACCGGACGCGGACTGAATGACCGCATGCACTTCATGGCGCGCGCTCGCAAAGTCAAAGCCGAGCGCTTGGCTATTGGTCTGGTGCTGAACACGCACAAAGCCCCAGCAGGCCCGGTAACGGTCAACCTTGGCCGGGTATCACCCAGCGCGAAAGGCTTGGACAAGGACAACCTGCAAGGTGCCATGAAGGCCGTCAGAGATCAGGTGGCCGCATGGCTTGGCCGGGATGACGCTGACGCGTCAATCAACTGGACCTACAGCCAGCGCCAGGGCAAGACGGGTGAATGGGCTGTTGAGATTGGAGTGATGGCATGACCCAAGAAAGCCTAAGCCAAACCCTTGCGCAGCGCGGAGAGCGTTACGGCGTATTTGCTGACCACGCACGCTATTCGCAACTCATGAAAGACGCCTTCAAGGCTTACATGGGGCCATCGAAGTATGACGGGCTAAAGCCTGACCAGAAAGAGGCATTGGAAATGATCTTCCACAAGTTGGCGCGCATCGCAAACGGAGATCCGAACTATGCGGATAGTTGGATTGACATTGCTGGCTATGCAAAGTTGGTGGCTGATCGGCTGGAGTCAGCATGAAAACTGAACCACTCTACAAGAAGGTAGGACGAAAGTATGTGCCTGTGTCTGCTAACTGGGCTGAAGACAGCCGGATGGACAGCATGGCGGTGGGCACGTTTCGCCTGACATATGCATATGCGAACGGGGCGCGGCGCTACGAATATGAGGTGACGCCAGCCACTGCCCCAACCGCAGCCGCGATGATGATTGCCAAGCAGGCAATGTGCGAGGCGATTCGTGAGGCGTCAAGGATGCGCCCTCAATTTGCCCACAAATACACAGCAAAGCAACAGGCAGCACTTGCAAGATTCCGAGAGGAAATGGGCGGGATGATGCCGTCTTGGTGGATTGAAGGGTTTGATTACACGGTTGCCGACGCTGCTATCAAGGC